GTTACCACAGGGCTTGCACCAGAGGTTGTGGTCGGGCCAAACAAAGCGTAGTATTTTGGAATGGCCGTATCTGTTGGTGCGGGATATGCCTGCCGTATGAAGTTCACATCTTTGTTCAGCAGATACTCGTACGTACCCGCTGCATCAATTACCGCCAATGAATATACCGCCAAGAAATCGCCGGGGCAAGATAAGTACTTGTTGCTTGCAGTTGTTACACCTGTCTTATTTGCCCTCAGAGATGGGAACTGCACCGTGTTGTAAATGCGTTGCTCCGCCTGCTGAATAAATGTATTCATAGGCGTAGGATCAGTCGAATAGTTAAAACTATTCTCCGTGTAATCCTGAATTGCAATTACAAGCTGGGCGTAATTCATGCCATCGGGCCTCTGGCCATCACGCCTTTGGTGGCTGCGCCAGTACCACGGATTTTAATGCCGTCAGTCTTGGTGCCCTTGTAGTCTCCGCTGCGCACGTTGGCCACAGAGACGTTTGCTTCACGCAAATACTCTTTGTTGGGCTGGTTGTACACATCCACGGTCGGGATAGTTTTGGGTTGTTTGTATTCAGCCATTTCAGCCTCCGCGACCAACAGAACGCTGGTTCATGACCTTGGCCATGTTGCGTCCGTACTTGAGCATGTCGCCGTTGGTTTTACCGCCAGCCTTGAGCTTTGTCATCGGCTTGCCGGGGTGCATATTCTTTTCATGCTTACCAACGGCGGACTTAATCATCTTCTTGTCCTGTGCCAAATCTTTCTTGTCTTCTGCCATGATCGACTCCTTATGTCGTTGCAATCGTAACTGTACCAAGTTCCACCACTAAAACCAAGTTATTTGGTGTTAAAGCTGCGTCAAAGAACGCTGCTCCACCAACCGGGTTCCAGCCCCACTGAAATATCCGGCTACCCCCACTGAGTATGCCCTGTGCATCTTCGGCAGTGCTATCCGTCTCAACCACTTGCAAACCTGTGCGCCCAGATACTTGGTAGCTCAGGTCAGGACGCGGATCACGCACCCCTTGCGGGTCATCCACTGGGTACATACCCAGCAACAACTGCGGCTGATCTGGTTCCCAGCACTCAGGGCACACTTTCAAGTCGTATGTCTTGGTTTTGACAACGAGCTTCTTGAGCGCCGTGAGCTTGAACCGGAAACCGCAACGGTCGCACTCGGCAATTGAGTTTTTGCCACTGGCAAACCGATTTCCCATCAGCCGCCCCCAATGAACATCTGTCTGGGCACGAGACGCAACGCGGCGCGTTCTTGATCTTCATCCGCCGCCGACATCCAAGCCTCGTCATACTGGGCTTTCAGCACCACCAACCTATCCATGCCACCCGGAACCTTCAAAGCGATGTAGTAGGCCAATCCAGCCACCATACAGGGCACAAAACGGAAGGGAACGTCCATGACGTTGACACCACTGCCAGCATCCTGCACCCGGCGCATGCGCCAGTACACGAATTGATAGGTTTGGGAGCCATCAGGAGTGGGCCAGACAGTGATTCGGGGGAGGTTGGGTACGTAGACAGCCGCGCCAGCGGTGTGGGCTGCGGCGGTCGTGTTGTTCTGGGCACGGAAACAGTCACCCAAGTCGTTGCCGTCCACGTATGTGTAGTAGATCGTCTCGCTGTCCAGCGTGATGTAGCCCGATGTGGCCAGACCAACTGTGCTGGAGAGGGTGATTGTGGTGTCTGTGGACGTGATGGTGGTCGCCAAAGTCACGCCAGAAGGAGCATTCTGGCCATCCAGACGCTGATACCAGACCTGAATCGGTCTGGCTTGGGTCAGTTTGTTGGGGATGGTTGCGTAGGTTGACACGCTGATGCGTGTGATTGTCAAATCTGACTGGGTTGCGGCCACGTTTGCGTTGGTTCGGATCACATGATCCAGCAAATCCACCGTATCGGTGGGGATGGCGTAGGTATTTAACCCCTGCTCAAAGGTAATCGTGCCCTGCTCAAACGTCCACATGTTGATGCCACGGTTTGCCCAGTCAGCAAACAGTAAGTTCAGTGATCGCCGTGCAGTTTTCAAGTCATAACCGGTGCGCAACTCTGAACCAGCACGCTCAAAAGCTTCCTCTACCAGTTCGGTGAGGTCTAAATTGAAGCCTGTTGATCCAGAGGTGTTCGCCATTATTTAGACATCCGCATGTTGTCAATCAGATTGGGGTAGGGTCTACCAGCAGCTTTTGCCGCAGCCTTAGCTTTGGCTTTTTTGTCGGAAGACAGTTTCTTGGGGGCACCCAAATCCTTTGGCCGTGGTTTGTCCCACACGGCTCCACCCTTTTTGTACTGAGTGAAGTCGGTGTCATCGCGGCGTGATTTCTTCACACCGTTGGGCATTTTGGAGGGGTTGATGTCCCCCATTCCACGGCTGGCTCTCATCTCAGCACATCTTTCCGCCGGATTTCATGGTAATCATTTTGCCTTTGGTCTTGCCTTTGACAGCAACACCATCACGGCTGGGGGCAGCAGTTTTTACTGAACCCATCTTGGCAGAAGTGATGCCGCCAGAGGCCATCTTCTTCATTGGCATTTCTGGTTTCTTACCTGCTGCCATCGCTTTTTTCTTGGCAATCATTTCCATGAACGGGTTTGCTTTAGCCATATCACCACCTCTTTTAAAAGTTTTGCCTTTGTCGGCAGTTGAAAAATCCTTGCCCACAGACTGCGGGACTCCGACTTTCTTGGCAAACGACGGGTTGTTAGCCACCGCCGCCATGAAATTGTGTTGCTTCTTACTCGTGCTCGGCATCGTCTGCCTTCTTTTTACTGAGCAGTTTGTAAAAATCTTTACCTGTGGCCATTTCGTAAATGCGCATGGCCCCCACTACTGCGCCAATCAAGGCAAACAGTGGGTTAAACATTTCCAAGAACGCGCCAAACGTGCTGAAAATAGCCACGAAATCCAATACGTTTTTTACGTTGTCTGTGTGTTCTGTCATACCATCCGACCCTTTGTTTTGCCTTTGACGCAACAGCCGTCTGCACGTTTGGAAGCTGTCATGCCGCCTTTTGCCAGTTTCTGCATCTTCACGTCTTTACCCACATTTGCTGGAGCAAGACCTTTATCCATTTTCAGGTTTTTTGCAGCATCGGGCGTAGCAATAGGCAACGGGGTAACCCGGATACCGCTACCAAGCATCTCAGGCATACCGGGTTCGTTTTTGCCAAACTTTCGGCCTGCTGATGCGTCATCCGGTTCATCCGGTGCTTTGATGTTCTTTGCCATGATTTACCTCAACATTTCCAAGCCCGAAGGCTTTTGTTAATCCTCGAATCTGGGTCTTTTGCGGTCTTGGCGCTTGTCAGCTTCTTCTTCATGCCTTCCATCCGGGCGCAGAAAGAGTCGCGGCGTTTGCCGCCCTCTGGTTGAGGAGCTTTCAGACCCGGCTTGCCGGGGTTCGCCTTGTTGTAGGAAGCCCGACCTTTGGCGTTCAAGCCGCCCTTCTCGGATTTCCCTTCCTTGCGTGTCCATGCTGCTGACTTAGCCATAGAACGTCGTAATTTTTGCGGTTGCGGGTAGCGTTACATGAATGTCTGTTGTAAACAAAATGCCCTCGCCCGGAACAGATAGCGTGATTGGTTGCGTGCCAGTGCCAATATTAAATTGCAAACGAATCGTGCCAGAAGCACCCCCGTCTCGGAAAATAACATCTCCCGCTGTTCCGCCAGAAATGCAATGATATGCCTTTAGGCGGTTGCGCTCAGATACCACTGTGCCTGTAGCTTCTACGTGCGCGGCTTTTACGTCTGTCTGCATTGTCATAATCAAACTCCTGATTTAACAGGGGCCGAAGCCCCGTTGGGTTGATTAAGAGTTGGCAAACGGTGTGGCAACAGAACCAGTAGCCATCACCAAACCATTGACCATGTACTTGTTGGCGGCGATTGCAAAAATCTGCACCCATGAACCAGCAACACCACCAGTGGTTGTGCCATTCAAATTGATGAAGTCGTTTGCGGCTGCGGCTGAGTAACCCAGCATAGTAGCGCCGTCACTGTCAGTGTCATTCAAAAGGATTGTGCCAACGTACTTGTCAGTGCCGTTTGTGCCAATCTTCAATGAGCTGGTAGCAATGGTTGTGGGAACCCAGATTGTGTACACAACGCCTTGGTTGTTTGATGTACTTGGGTCTTGGCCGGGGCCAGAGGTTGTGGGGTTAGTTGAAACGTCAATGGCGGGCAAAGTCAAAACGACATCTGCGGCCAATGTGCCACCAACAGAAATAATGCGGCCAGCGTGATCGGTGGGGTTTAATGTGGTTGAAGCAGTGATTGCAACAACAGCGGCTGGGCCTTGGTTGTACATACCCGCCAATGAACGAACTGGGCCTTGAAACGTAGTGCGTGCCATGATTTTTCCTTACATGCAAGTTAGCGTATCTGTCTGCATGTCGTCAGCCGGGACTGTCAGATACACCGGAAACCCCGGAATGGTTTGAATATACCTCAAAAGAAAAGGGGGCGCTAGCCCCCTTTTCAGCTTTTGCTTACGCGCCAGCAGAACCCCACATACCGAGGGGATCAGACCAGCCGAAGCTATAACGCTCACGAGCTTTGTAACGGACGTTGCCGGTATCAAAGTCGCCGTCCATTGAGTTAGCCAGAGGCATACGCTCAAAGTGCTTCATGCCGTTGGGAACGTCAGTAATCAAATACCAGCCGTTGACATCGGTCAAGAAGTGATTGACGGTGTAGCCTTCAGGGATTGCACCCATCTGCTTCAACGCGTTGATGTCGTTGTCAGCAGTAGAGACACGCAGTTCAGTGTCAAGCAAACGCTTGGCAACGAACATCAGTGAAGGTGGAATAACCATCTTGCGAGGCTTGGCGGCGATCAACAGACCACGCTCATCAGTCCATGCTGCGATTTGAATCACGGCATTTTCCAAAGAGGTTTCGTTCAGGTCAACACCAGTGGTGGGGCTGTTGTAGTTAACAGAGCCGTTCACCAGCGGGTGGCCAACACGAGTGCTGGAGCTGTTGTTACCAAACAAGGTAACGCCGTCACCGCCCAAGTATGAACCGTTGAAACCGTTGTTGATAACGGAAGCGGCTTTGACTTGCTTGGTGTAGGACATGGCACGGGCCAGAGCTTTGGTGTAACGAGCAGACAGGCTGTCGTACAAGTTATCTTCGACCGCTTCTTCAGTGATCGAGAAACCCAGAGCAATGGTTTCGTGGTTGTAACGTGCGGTGAAAGCTTCCTGCGCATTGTCATAAGAAATTGCAGAACCTTCATTCTTTACGGGAGCGGCACCGAAACCAGCAAGCTTGGTCTCTTCTTCAAAGCTACGCTCAGATTTCTCTGTTTCGTAGATTTCTTTGTGCTCTTCGCCGTAGCGTGCGTACTCCATACCAAACAATGCGTTCAGTCCGGGGAGCAACTCTTTCAGTAGTTGTGCGCGTGAAATTGCCATTTTGAGTTACTCCTTACAGGCCAACTGCGTTGGTAAATGAGTGATAGCCGGGGTTAATTTTGACAAGTATGTCGGTGTAAGCATCGCCTACAGTCGAGAAGCCTTGCATATTAACGAACCCAACAACACGGAAAGCTGCGGTGGTAGTCACAGCAGAGGAACCAACCACGACAGAAGCCGTAGAGTTACCTGTTGATGTGCTGCCTGTTGCCACAGCGCTGGTTGAGAAGAATATGTTTGCGCCCAATGCAGTTTGTGCAACAGTACCAGCGGACTGGACTTGGAACACAACACCGGGATCATCCACAACGTAAGCGTTAATTACGCCAGTAACACCTGTGGGGTAGTACTGTGCATAGATCACTTGACCTTGCGTGTTGATGTACGAACAGCCAACGAACACACCCACGATACCGGTATTAGCGGTGCCAGTAGGAAAGCCATTGGTGGTCGCGTCAGCGCCGGTTGCGGTTGCCACAGCCAGATAGCCAGACGAGTTCACATACACGGGCGAACCGTTGTAAATGCTCGAGGCAGTGCCTGCGGGGTCGATGAGATAAGAACGGGTCGCACCTGCATATGGTGTGCCGCCCAACTCATTTACGGGTTTTAGGCCGTAAGGGGATGCTACTGATGCCATTTAAGGACTCCTTGTTTATTTAGAACCTGAACCAAATCCGGCTCCGCGACTGACTGACGATTTTTTCTCGGCAAACAGCGGCATTATCGGATTGTTGTTTCGCATGAAGTGGTTGTCCACTGATTCCATCTGGTTCTGAGCTTGTTTGTCGTAGTACTCATTACGTGCATCCGCTTTATCAGAAGGCATCTTGCAAAGCATTAGGCCACCAATTTCAACGTTACCCGTTTTTTCACTACCAACAATCATTAACTCAGGATGATCTACTGCTTTCACCGGCTCCCAGCCATCGCGGAACTTGCGTGACACGTTGGTCGGTTCGTGCTGACCCAAGACATGTGTAGCTACCCAACGGTAGATATATCCGGGTTCAGGTGTCGGATCGGGCAGTGCAGTCGGCGGTACGTATACAGCACGAGCTTGCTTTTCGCGTGACACATTGTCACGAGGGTTACGGTTTTCAGCCATTTTGATTCTCCAATTTTAAAACTTCTGCAACATATTTTTTCGGGTCGAGGTTGTACTTTTTAATTAACGCCGCTTGTGTTGGCGTTAACTGTATCTTCCTTGTCCCGGTTGAACGTGATGCAGGGGCCACCACGGATGATGGACGCCTCGGAGTCTCACTCGACCTAGGCCTTTCGTCGCTTCCACCGAAAACTTCAGGGAACTTCGACTTCACGCGAGCATCTATCTGCTCGAAGTAATCATCGCTGCGGGGATCGACCCCGTTGTTGACTAGTTTCTGGTGCAGCCCTAGTGCAAAGCTGGTAACTTCTTCAAACCCGTCTGTGCCAAACCACTGGTTTTTTGCTTGCCAGCGCAAGGTTTTTTCGTCAGCACGCACCGGTTCGGGTGCTTGTTGTCGCTGTTGTACCTCATAATTTTCGTTCTGTAAAGGGGGTGGACGAAAATTCTGCGCATTTTGCACTTTTGTTTTGGCTTCAAACAACGCTTCTTGGGCGGCAAGGATGGCATCAGAGTCAAAAGACTCCTGTGCGGCCTTGTAATCCCGGCGTGCTTTGTCCAATTCAGCCTCGGCAGCAGACTTGGCCATTGCGCCGTACTGTTCTGTGCCGTTGCTTACGTACTGCTTTAGTTTGTTGTTTTCACTGACGTAGTGCTGTGCAAGACGCTCAAGCTCTTGCTTTTCCCGTAAAAGGGTCTCTTTGGCTCGACGTTCGTCGTGACGGGCGTGGGTCAACTCTTTGATGCGTTTTTGGGCACCTTGGGTGTATGACTCAATCTCATCATCGGTTGGGTCTGCTACCTCTTTGTCAAGGGGGCGACGACCACGATCCTGTTCAGGTGTGTCGTCAACGATTTCAATTTCAACATCATCTTCGGTTTGAATTTCAACCTTCTGATTCTTGTCGTCATCAAGTTCGTCGGGGAACTTGTATTCGGCCATATCTACTCCTTTTAAGCGCGGGTAAGCCCACGAGGGTCTTGCACAACAGCGTCCACTTGGTCATCATTGATGAGCCGGAACTCTTTTCCGAAAATCTTAAAGCGCGTACCGGAATATGTACGCACGAGCACAAAGTCACCTTTTTTGCACCATGCTCCTGCGGGGAACTTGGTCTGGTCTTTGTACGCGTCTGGGCCAACCTTGAGCACAAACAGAACAGTTGTTGCATGTTCTTCTTGGCGCATGGAGGAGGTGGCTTTCACGAGATCAAGCTCAGTACCGTCAATCCTTTCGGAGATGTCGGGTACGGCACACAGCAACTTCCAGCCTGTCGGCTCTGGCAGCATGGTGGCTTTTTCATCGTCTGTTGCGTCTTGCGCTGGCGCTTCGACGGGTTGGATTTCAGGCAGGGCAAATTGCCCCGGTTCTAGAACGAGTTCACTCATCGGATTTTTCTACTTTCTCAGCAAGGTCAAGGAGATGGCGCTCTGCGATAGCTAGACCCTGAATAACACCGCAAAGTTTTTGATACTCTTCAAAAGTGCGACACCCACCACCAGCGCAGTCATCTGCGTAGTTGTTCATGTCGGTACGTATTTTTTCGCGCAATACGCGTGCGAATTCGGAAATCATTGTTTAGGCGGCTCCTTTTGTTTGTTGGTCAGATCATGAATGCGCTGCACGGACTGCTGGCGCTCGGTCATCTGCATTTGTTCACGCTTGGTTTTTATGTCCCCCGCCTTGCCCATTGCAGAGATGTTTGCCGCTGACTTCTGCTGTTGCAGTTGACCGGCTTTGTTCATGGCATCAATCTGAAGCCGCTTGTTGTCCAGCTCCAACCGACCCTGCATCTCTTGCGCCTTGAGTTGCAAGTCCTGCTGCTTGATTTGGAGTTCTTGTTGCTTGATCTGCAACTCTTGCTGCTGCATCTGGATCATCGGGTCTTGCTGTTGTTGCTGAGCTTGCTTCTGAGCTTGCTGCGCTTGGCTTTGCTGGAGCACTTGCTGTGCAGCTTGGGCCATCATGCCGGAGAGTTGAATCTCCATCTCAGGCGGCAGCTTATCGTCTTCCGGTGGCAGGGGCATACCCATCTGCTGTTCAATCTTCTGACGGTATGCGTACCCAACGTGCTCGGCAACGTGCGCCATCATTGCACCTTGAATCTGCGGAGCTTTGGGGTTCTGGCCAATCAGTTCCATGACGATGGGGTCTTGCATCGCCATCATGTGCACCTTGATGTGGGACTCATGGTCTTGGTAGAAGAATGCCTTCAGTGGCTCCAAGCGCAGCGCAGCCATGTTCTCAGACACAGGGTCTTTTGGCTTCTGGTCGTCCGGCAGGGGCACGAGCTTGTCAGCATCCTTGATACCCAGCACCGCCAGCATCTGCCTGTGAAGCTGGGGCAAGTCGTAAATATCCGGTGCCATTTGAGCCATTTGTATGACTGCTTGGTACTGAACCACCCGTTGACTCATGGTGGCTGCGTTCGGATCGCTCACGGGGATGATGTCTACGTGGTCGTAGTCAGCAGCCTTGGCCTTGCGTGGGGCATCAATCGGATCGTAGTCATAGTCTGGGTCGGTGTAGTCGCGGATGATCGCGGCCAGCAGACGCAGCTCTTGTTTGAATGTGTAGTGCAGCCGCGCTTGCACGGCGCTCATGACTTTAAGCTGGCGCTCCAGCAGAGCTAGTGTGGTGCCCACAGGTGCTTGGGCGGACATGTCCGACACTTTCATGTCGGCAGTGGCCGCAAACCTGCGGCCTTCTTCCACGATCTGGCCAAGCAGACCCATCAGAACTTGGCTTGGCTCCTTGTATGGCAAGGGCAGGATACTGTCGCGCAGCGCACCGGAACCAATATCTACGTCACGCCATTCTCCGGGAGCGATGGGGGTGTCGTCACCTTTGATGCGCATGCCACGGGATTTGAGTCCCCCGGGCAAGTTTGAGAGAGTACCTGCGTCAACAAGTTGGCGCATGAGACTCGTGGCAGATTTGGCATACCCTCCAATGAGATGGAAAAGGCCGAAGCCGTACGCTCCAAAACCCGGGATGTATTGATAGTGAACAAAGTGTTGTCGTTTAATTTCAAGTGGGTCTTCCTGTTCCCAGTTTCTACGGATGGCCAAAACATCGTTCGAGCCTTTGATTAGGGTAACTACGTATGGACGCGTGATGCCGGTCGGTTCGCCGTCGTCATCCTTGTCTTCATCACCCTTGAGCACCAAGTCAACATGTGACTCATATAGTGTGTAGCGGTCGTCATTTATATCAGAGAAGCCTGTTTCTTTGTCCTTGGCCTTCTTGATGTTGTCTTGTTCCTTGCTGGGGTCAGGCAACTCAATGTCGCGGTAAAAACCTGCCTGTTGCAGTTTGACAATCTCGTTCTTTGTCTTGCGCATGACGTGCGTCAGGCGGTAGCAGGTGTCCAGATCGGATGTGCCGTAGGGCAGCAGAATGTCTTCAGCCGGTACAAATATTGAAATCTGACGGCCAATGTTGGGGTCGTAGTACACCTTCTTGAACGCCGAGCCGGTGGCTGGCAAGCTCCACAGCATGCGCTCATGCTCGGGACGGAACTCGCGCATGACTTCTGTCAGCTCGTAGTTCATGTCTTCTTCAACGCGGATGGACGCTTCTTTCTTCTCGGGGGTCTCTTTGCCCAGAATTTTTGTACGTACCGGCCCTTGGGCGGGGAATGTCTCGGTGATGGTCTCTGACTGGAACCGGACAACCGCCTCTGTAATCATGGGGTGGAACACACCAGATGCGCCGTTCCACGGCTCCGTGCGTTCTTCGTACTGCAAGCCCAGCAGTTTGATGCCTTCTGTATATGCGCGTTCCCAGTCCTTGCGGGAACTCTTGTCTTGCTCAATGTCTCCAGCCAACTCAGAAGCCATCTCCATGATGTCATCTTCGGATAGAGTGTCGGCCAAGTTCTCATCAAAGGTGTCTTCCTCTTCACCGGGCTTGATGCTCAGCTCCAAGTCCCCTGCGTGGATGTTTACCTCTTCCGGGTCAATGATCTCAATTTCAATCGGCTCCTCGTCTTGGGCAAGGTCGTCCATGCTTTGGGGTTGCTGGTACAGAGCTTTATCTATATTGGTGGCCATCATTTATCCTCAGTAGTACGCCGCCACGCGGCGCTTGAAAAATCGGGGTTCGTCCGGCTCATCGGTGTCGATTCTGATGAAGCCGCCTTGTCTGACGCGCAGCAGTGCTTGGGTGGTTGTGTCCACGTAGTCATCGTTCTCCCCCACAGGGAAGGCCGCAACTTCTTCAATCACTTCGCGTGCCCAGCGTGTGTCAGGTGCCCACACCAAGCCGGATGCAAACATGTCGGCCACGGCATTGACACGCACCATCTTATCGTTTCCACGGCTGGGTGTAAATTCCTGCACCGGGATGCCCATCGCCCGAAGCTCTTGGATTAGGGGGCCACCAGCGGCTTTCTTCTCCACAATGAACGCATCCGGCTCCCACTCCGTCCAGTGCTTGAAGGCAGAGACCTTGAGTTCAGGAAACGCCATCCTGTCCTTAAACGCGTCCAGCAGGATCACCTGCGCCTTGTTGTTCTCTTCTTCGTTGTAGAACACGCCCCACGTTGTGCACGCACTGTAGTCAGATGTGCTCTTTGTCTCGTGTGCCGTGTCCCAGCTCTGGATTATGTATTCACAACTGGGGGGTTCTTTGGGTTCCCATATGCGCCAATGTTTTCTGGAGATGATCGCCGCCGTGTCGCTGGTTGGCTGCTGCATGTACTGCGCGTTCCAGTACCGTGGCTCCATTGAGGACTTGGCGCTCAGGAGGGACTCCAGTGGCCACTGCTCTGGCCAGAGTGACTTCTCGTTCTCCTTACCTTCGTTCAGAATGGCCGGTAGCTCCACGATCTCCCACTGGGGTGAGTCTGGGTTATTGGCTTGGTACTGTATTAGGCGACCGGTCAAGTCCAACGGCCCCCAGCGCGTCATGATGACAATGATCGCCCCGCCCGGCATCAGTCGTTGGAGTGGGCCTGTCTGGAACCACGACCACGCCGTGTCGAAGGCGAGTCGGCTATTGGCTTTAACATCTTGCTCAGAATGCGGGTCGTCGATAACGAAAAGATCAGCTCCCCGACCAGCCAGAGCACCACCAACACCGGCAGCATAATACTGACCACCAGCAGCAGTAGACCACTTTCCAGCAGCCTTCTGATCGTCAGCCACAAGCGTTTGAGGAAAAAGTTCATGGTATTGCTCATCGTCCAGTAAGTTTCTGACTCTGCGTCCGAAGTCCTCGGACAGCGATGCGGTGTGCGTTCCCATGATGATCTTCTTATTAGGGAAATTACCTAGGAAGAACGCGGGGAACAGATAGCTGGAGAACTCGGACTTACCCATCCGTGGCGCAATATTGATGATGACGCGCTTCTTTTTACCGGCAATCACGTCCTGAAATATCTTGGCCAGCTTCCTGTGGTGCGGCCCGACTTTAAATCCGGGGTAGACGTGCATGGCAAACTTAATCATGTCTGTGCGCCCGGCCACCAGCGCGTACCGTTTCTCACGTTCCTCCAACATGTCCATTAATTCCACTTTCTCTTTAAGAGAAAGCGTTGGGAGGGCGCGTTGAATCGCCTGCGCTTCAGTCGGGCTGAGCGTCAGTTCGTTCAGGTTCATTGCGGCTTTCGTTTATCTCTATGTCTTCTATTGGTTCAGCGTCGGTCACGCCCATGAACTTGGCCAGCTTTTCTTTGAGCTTGCGGTCGATCTCTTCGTCTGTCAGATCGGTCTTTTTGATTTCAATCTTGTCGGTAAATAGCCCGACTTCTGTAACTTTACCCAGTAAGCCTAAAGCTTTCAGGCGAATGTTGGCGTTGGGGGATTGCGTTTCCTCAAACAACTTGGCCACCGTGTACCCACGGAGTTCCTTGGCCATCTGTACAAATTCCCAGTCGTACGCTGTGAGCATGCCCGTGATGTGGCGCACAGCGGCGGGGGTTTTGAGTTGCAGGAGTTTTGTTTTCTGTTCGTCGGTGTCTTGGTCAGACACGATCATCTTAAAAGCGTCGCGTGCCAGATGGGTCTGGGTTTCTGTATGTATCTTCTCGTCAGGCGTTGCGCCCAATTCTTCTAGCCACTGCGCGGTGGCAATTTGCGCCGACAGAAGTTCCGCCGTATCTACAGCAGCTATTGTTACGAAATCTTCCAGACCGGTGTCGTCTGGGGAAAACTGCACCAAATGCTCCAACATTTTTATAAGCTGTGTTTTTACACAGGGTTGTTGCGCGTTGGGTTGCAGTGTACACTTATTTCAAGTTGCGGGCAACCGCTGCTTCTCCTAGACTGCAAAGTCTTTTAGCCCCCGTCAGCAATGCCGGGGGTTTTTTTATGGGCGGTTATTTCTAAATTTTATAAAAATTTATGGGGGTAGGGGCGTTTTGACTTGACGGGGGGTGTTGTGGGATTGGAGTGGTATTAAGTATTACAGAAGTGCTGGGAATCGGAGGGGAATAGTGTTCACGGCCAGACGGGTCGTCGCTGTCCACAAAGGGGGATGGGGGTATGGTGGGGTCTAAGGTATACACATATACCATGTCAAGGGGATACCACAACCTGTTTGTGCTATAATAGATTTATCGATTGGGGGAACTCAGTCGTTCTGTCGCCCCGCCAGTTGCGGGGTTTTTCTTTTGGAGAGTTAACAATGAAACTTGCAACACACATCAACAGCAACATCTATCAGGCTATCGTGCCTACTCTGAAACTCGCAGACATCACGTCTGCCAGTCTGCTAGACACACTGCTCAAGAACGGGATAGGTACACGCAAGGATGCAGTGCCTTATGTCGTGTTCTATGTCTCTGAGTTACCTAGTGCCACACGCAAGCCTTACGAGGGTCAGCGGGGTTGGACATTCGGGCGAGGCACTGCTGAGCAGAAACGCACCGACAGGATTCTCGACAACATCTTTGTGGATGTCGAGGCAGACGCAAAGAAACCAAAGACAAGCAAGAAGAAGGACAAGGTTGCTCGCCTTGTGACAGCGTACGAGGGAATGACTGCGGCTGAGAAGCGTCGCTTCTTGGCTTCAATCTGAAACTGGCAGACAAGTTGTCTGCGAGTTTTTTCAAAGCGGCGTGGATGTCCTGTCCCGCCGCTGTTTCTTTTCTTGTCCATTCAGCCCCTGATCGTTCAAATAATTTGATCGGTCGCATTCAACTCAACTCAACTGGAAAGTCATCATGACACAACACTACCTGCGACTCTTAACGCTTCAAGACTACTGCTTCCGCACGAACAAACGCCGTTGGGCTAAAGCCATTGGCGAAGAACTCAAAGCCTTCCTGCTCGACAACCCAACCTTCCGCAAATACTAAGGAAACATCATGACCAAAGCACAACTGAAAGAGATCCGCCAAATCATGGCGCATGAGTACCGCATGGCTATCGTCTGCAAGCGTAGCTTCACACCAATCTGGTATCTGTTCGTTTAAGGAAGAACACCATGAAACCATCCATCAAAGCCAAACTCAGTGCCCTCAAGGCGCAACTCAAAGCCGACGAAGAACTCAGACTCAAAGACCCACGGCGTGCAGAGATACTGCGACAGGCACGCTGGAAAGAGGACTGGCACACCATAAAGACCCAATGCAAACAGCTAAACCTCCTCTGACAACAGGCAAACTGGCAGACACACTGTCTGCCAGTACAGTAACTAATCCTTCTACTGTGTTTAAATACAGTAGTGGGTATCATACCCACCATTTTGCGCATCGTGACACACACGCGGGTATCGGCATCGTCAATACCTGCGGGGCTTCAAGCGTTGTCCAGCCCACAATACCTATATATATATAAGAGATTAAAAGATAGATATATATATATACGGGTAAGTGGGTGTGGTTTTGTTTGAAAAAAAGAAAAAAGGTTTTAGTATTCTGGAAATCAGGTAGGTATCGAGGTATGGAGTAGTAAAATTACCAATAACCACGGGACAATCCTGATACCCGCGTGTTTGTCCCCTCATGCAAAATGGTGGGTATCACAAGGCAACAAGTGGGTATCTCCCACTAAAAAGAAAGGTCTTTCTCATGCAAAAGGACTACAAAAAATGTGCTAAATGCGGGACAGAAAAGCCCCTTGCACAATTCAAACGCCGACTATCTCGTGCACAAATGCAAGCACGAGGTATGAAAGGTGCCGTGCTGATGACCATCAGTTCAAAGAATTGCAAGGACTGCCAACCCAAACGCAAGCCGCCGCGCAAGCAAACGCCCAAGCAACTACACAACATGGTGGTGAGTGGCGACATCAAAGAGGCACGCATGCTGGAGATACTGGCAGAACGCCAACGCATGGCGAGGCTTGTGATGAGCAAGGCGAGATATGAGGCGTGGGTTGACCAGTGGCGCAAAGAATTAAAAGCGGTGTTGTCGCCAATGACATACGAGATACACAAGGTGCGGGCGCAGATACGCTACGCTGAAGAAGTAAACAATGACGAGTATTTAAAACTGCTGGAGAAGTACTTGTCAGTACTGACAAGGGAGAAGAGCCGCATCCTGCTCGACTACGAGGCAGACCCACATAAATATAAAAACGAGAAGAGAAACTGGTGGGACTTGGTGTCCGACTTCGGAGTCGAGTCCTTGCGTGACAGGTGGATGAGCATAAGAAAGGAGGACAAGGCGAGCATGAAAGTGCCCGAGCTGTTGGCTCGGCGTAAGTAACTGGCAGACATGGTGTCTGCGAGTTTGTATAAACAACTTTGGGAGAAGTAAATGAGTGACTTTGATTTCACATGGAACTACCGCATCGTCAACGCCAAGTCAGAGAACAACGGGGAGGATTGGTACTGTCTGAAAGAGGTGACATACAACGACGGCAAACCCACAGGCTATGGCAACCCATGCACAGGGTCAGAAACGCCTGAGTCCATGCGTGATGTGTGGCACATGATGGAGAAGGCAATGCAGTTGCCGCCGTTGCAAGAGGAGGACTTTGAAAAGGGGGAGGGGTACACATTCGAGGACTTATTCAATGAGGGGGTTTAAATGAAAGTCAGACAGATACGCCAAAGGGCTAAGACCCACTACATATCAGAGGAAGGCTTCAAGTTCTTGCGTGGTGCCATAGGCAAGCGATGCCGTACCTATGAGGCAGGGTGCGCTGTCTGTGATGAGTGGCGCTTTCGTGATGAGCATGGACGCTTCGTCTACAACTTTGAAGAGTTGCGTAAATACATGGACATAACAGAGGGAGAAGCAGAATGAAAACAAATCAACTGACAGGACACGCCCTTAACTGGGCGGTGGCGCAAGCCGAAGGTGACAAGGTGTACCGCCCACGCTTGGGTAGACCCGAGGACTGGGACAAGGAAGCGTATCTTGCGGATGGGTCAGACGATAGGTGGGTGGTGCGTGTGGAGAACCCGACACTCGCTTACTTTGTGGACTGGACATACAACCCAAGCGGTAGCTGGTGGCAAGGTGGGGAGATTGTTGAGAGGGAAGTGCCGATGCTGATGAGGACGAACGGCGGCGACTGGATTGCTCAAGGCTGTTACGACATAGCCAACGACACAGAGGCGAAGAGGTACTACGGAAAGACGCTACTTGAAGCCGCCATGCGGTGCTATGTAGCAAGCAAACTCGGCGATGAAGTCGAGATACCCAAGGAGTTAACAACATGACACACAAACAAATAACCTTAACAGTGGAACAAGCAGAGGCATTGTTCATCGCCATACAGGGACACATCTACAAAAGGGCGGGAGGAAATGTGCGCGAGTATGTGGACTCACGCTACGAAGAACAGGATGAGGCGTGGCGCAATGTGAAGATAGGCGAGATACAACGCCGCTTCGATGTACTCAACCAAGTGCGTGAGAAGTTAACAACGGTGTACACAGCATGACACGCTTCAAACCAACACCAACATTCACACCAATACGCATCGCCTTTGTGGGTGCGTATCTGACAGCGTTCATCGTTCTCGCCCTCGACCTGTTCGTGTGGCGCGTGCATACAGGTGTGATGTGCTACTTGTAAGCCAAGGCACGTCGGGAACACTCATCGTAGAAAAACTGGCAGACATGGTGTCTGCGAGTTGCGTCGTTGGTGCGCTTCACCAACAAACCAGTAAAGGAAAGTAATCATGAACCAAGTAAACCAAACCGAAATCAACGCAGTGGAACAAGTAGCACAACCAACCCCCGAGGTAACCCCTCAGCCAAAGACCACGCTTATCCACACCCTGCTTCACGCAATTAATGAGCACATTGACCAACAAGTTGACGCAAAGGTCAGCGCCGTGCTTGAAGCGCATAGTGCCGTGCGATATATCGACGAGGCGTTCAGGGAGACCATCAAGGACATCGCAGAAGAATCTATAAGCGAGCACAACGACACAGAGGAACATCTGAACAATGACTCGGTGTTGGAGTTAATGGACGATAGGATTACCGAACAAGTACGCAGAGAGGTGCGTGACACCGACATCAGCGACCAAGTGCATGACGCAATCACTGACTACGACTTCGATGACAAGTTTGATGCGTATGACGTTGACGACAAGATAGAGACATACCTCAGCGACAACGACTACCCTGACGCAGACCGCGTGGAGGAGATGATTATTGAAACTGTGGAGGAAATACTTGAAAAGAAAATGGTGGAGGTATTGAAGAAACTACTGGAGAAAATGAATGGAATTTGAAGACCTCGACCAACGAGCAAAGGACAACGCCATACAACTGTATGGCGAGCCGCCTGATGATTGGTACGAGTGTGTGTACGCACGCTTCAAAGATGATGGACTCGCTAAAGGGTTTGACCTTGATGACATTCAATTCAGCGGGTTCTATTCTCAAGGCGATGGTGCTTCGTGGACAGGGCGTGTGTATTTGATGACGTTCATTGAGCACTTCGTCACACACGAACATCCTGAGTTCTCAAGGTACACAGTACTATTGGAACTACTGCGAAACGATTGGGTGGATACACGCATGGGCGTGCAACGCAAGTCTTTCCACTACAACCACTCAGGGACGATGAGCTATGAGGGCATCAGATGCTATGCGTCTTTGGGTGAGGACAACGGCGACGTTATACAGCACGGCATCTTGCAAGGTGCGCCAGTGTGTGAGTTAAACCAAGCAATCGACACCGAGCGCTTGGTCTGTGAGCTTGAAGAGTTTGCGATCAGTCGGGCAAAAGAATACGCCGATGAAATCTATGACGCTTTGAGAGAGGCGTATGAGGGCTATACAAGTGAAGAAAACTTTAAAGAACTCATTTACATCAATGGCTGGAGATTCAACAACAAGGGAGAGCTAACAGATGGGGTATAGATCAAACGTAGCGTATGTCATACGCTTTCACACAACAGATGAACGCGATGTGTTCACTGAGCTAGTCAGGCATCGTCGAGATGACGCACTGACAGAAGCAATCAACGACTGCGAGACAAGGTATGAGGCACCGATCATCACCTACTACGCGGAAGACATCAAGTGGTACGAGAGCTTTGATTATGTGGAAGCACACAACGTAATCATGGAGTGGGCAGTCGAGCTGTACAAGAACGCAGGGTATCGCATCATGCAGGTCGGTGAGGATGGAGTTGAAACAATTAACGAGGGTGGGGACGATACCACTGAGCTTCACGAATACATCTACTCATCACACCAAGTACACACAGATTTCCCCGCACTTAAACAAGCAGCAACAACACAGGAGTAAACAACATGTTTGGAAACACAACAAGACACATGCCTTATGTACGCACATACGAAGAGGCAGAGAAACAATTCAATGTACGCGGTGCGGTGCGTAGTAAGACTTGGGCAGAGAACGAACGCCCCATCTATAAAACCTACCACCACTATCGTTTAGTCAAACACGCTGAGTACTATGACTTGGTTCTGTACAGCACAGTGATGGCAAGGTACTTCACACCGCAGGTAATCGACGGCAAGCTACACGAACGACGCTTGTATATGGGCGACCAATCCATAACGAGTAGAGACTTCATGTACCACGTGCTGGGTGTTAGTAGCGGCAAGAGAGAGATACTTGCGGATGAGAATAAGGTAGTGATAGCACCCATCTACCACAGGTCATCGCTACATCACGACGGCGCTAACTTCAGTGCCGACTACCACTACGTGGATGGCGTGTTGGATACCACCAACTCAGTGCACACCAAGCACTACCGCAAAGTCTCAAGCAAAGACGACAGAGCGGCGCGTGCTGAGGTGGTCAAGTTGTTCGAGCCTTACATCATGTTGGCGCAGATGCGGATGCCTGAGTTCCACAACAACGCAGAGGTGACCCGCAACACTGGTTCTCCATTCAGTGGGGGCAGTGAGCGTAGGTATCAGGACTCGGTATGTGATATGGCAAAAGGTAGCACTGACCAGCTAGCTATCAATCACTTCTTCGAGCTGTGTCAGAACGCATACGACGTGCTCGCATCCAAGCGTGCATACAACCAACGCGACTTCAACATGGGGTCATGGCAGAACCGCACTGTTGACTCCATCGACAAGCTGGAGAAGCAGATAACCCCGCCCGAGTTTCGCACCGCCATCATTGGGCGTATCAACAGACTGACAGGAGGTGACCAACGTTCCGAGAAAGTAGAGATTCCACAATTCGTTGTGGAGAGTGACTACCCGCGTACCAACATCGTGTTCGGGTAAGTCCTAGTACTGTCAAGGCTGTCCAAGCTTTGACAGATTGTGATATAGTGTTAAACATAACAGGAGAAGTAAATGAGTTTCGAGAAGATGACCCTCAACCAACGCATACAAGCGGTCAACATAGACTGCATGCGGCATCCAAAGTTTGCACTGCTCAGCGCAGTGATCTGCATGGGCAAGTCTGAGGTATCAGACAAGGTGCCTACTGCATCCACCAATGGGCGTGACAAGAAGTATGGCGTGTCTTTCATCACACCCCTCAACCGCAAGCAACTGCGGTATCTAGCACTGCATGAAAACTTCCACGTTGCACTCAAGCATTGTGTGTTGTATCGCGCAGAGGTCAAGCGTATGCCTAAGCTGTGCAACATAGCGCAGGACTACGTGGTCAATGCACTCATCGAAGAGCTTGACCCTAACTTCGAGTTTGTTGAACGCCCCACAAAGACGCTACTGATTGACCGCAAATACTTCGGTTGGTCTTTCCCTCAGGTACTCAATGACCTCATCAAACAGGGACGTAAGGAACCCGAAGAAGGTGACGGTGATGGCGATGGTGACAACGGACACGATGAACCCATCGACGCGCATGAGGATGGCGAGTTTGCTGAGGACGATAAAGAGAAGCTAAGCAAACAGATTGACGATGCCAATCGTCAAGGCGAGATGCTTGCTCGCAAGCTAGCGGGTCAAGGTGCAGGTGGTCGTGACATCTTTGGTCATGCCAAGGAACGCATCACTGACTGGCGACCTGCTATGCAGGACTGGATAACTTCCATGTCCCAAGGCGATGACAACTCACGCTTCTGCCCTCCCAACAAACGACTGCTTGCGTCTGGCTTCATCATGCCATCGCACTTCACTGAGTCAGTCGGCGAGTTGATACTCGCATGCGATACATCTGGTTCGATGTATCCCTACTATCGTTTACTCTTTGGCGAGGTTGCTCGCATCTGTCAACTGGTCAAGCCCGAAGCTGTTCGTATCCTGTGGTGGGACAACGCTGTATGTGGTGACCAGTTGTTCAAGCCAACTGAGTACGAGTTAATTGCATCTCTCTTGAAACCTCAAGGCGGTGGCGGCACAACTCCACAAGTTGTCGTTGACTACATTCGTGAGCACAAGATAGAAGCAAAAGGAATCGTATGGCTGACCGATGGGTACCTCGGTTGCGATACGCCTAGCACCCCGATGCCGTCACTGTGGGGTGTGGTGGACAACGACTCGTTCGTTCCCACTCACGGCAAGCTGTTAAACATCTCTCTGTAATCAACTCAAAGGAAAGTAACCATGAATCAATATCTCTCTTCTTCTCAGGTCATCAACCTCATCGCCGCTATCGGTCACAAGCGCACAGTAATCGTTGAGGGTGAGAACGGTATCGGTAAGACCGCGCTGTTCCATCAACTCAAGCGCATGCCCAAGTTCGCTGACCACATTGCCGTTGACCCTATCGACTGCACTCAGTTGTCCGATGGTTCGGTGTGGATGCCTGACCTTGACCGCGACAACGGCGTGTCGCGTGAGCTTCCCAATGAACGCTTCGGTGTCAGCAAGACTAATCAACGCGGTGTCAATGGCGGCAAGCCAATCATGGCGTTCTTAGATGAGATCGCCAAGGCACCGCAGTTCATCAAGAACGTACTCGCGCCTATCGTGTACGAGCAACGCGTTGGTAACTACCACTTCGTTGAGGGTAGTGTTGTCTTTGCCGCTACCAATCTATCGGTCGAGGGTCTTGGCGATTCCATCCAAGCGCACTTGCGTAACCGTCTTGTGTTCGTCAAGATGCGTAAGCCGAATGCGGTCGAGTGGGTGCGTTGGGCTACCGATGCGGGTATCAATCCTATGGTCATCGCATTCGTTGACAACAACCCGATGGTGATGGACTCGTTCCTTGACTACGAGAAGGGCGGCAAGTTTGAGGGCAAGACGTTATCCAAAGACAACGGACACATCTTCAATCCCAAGTCTGTGCAACTCGCGTATGCAACTCCTCGTTCACTCGCCGCCGCTGGTGACATCTTGGATGAGGGCATGCACGTACTTGACGACGACACTCTTGAGCAAGCATTGATAGGCACTGTCGGTATCGTTACTGCTGAGGCGATGGCATCGTTCGTTCGCTTCGGTCGTGACATCTGTGACTATGCGCGTGTGATCGCTGACCCTGCTAAGGCACCGCTGTCTGACAATCCCACCGCGCAGTTGATTCAAGTCTTTCAGTTTGTGTCGCGTGCACAGACCAGAGACGAAGCAGCAGCAGTCACTGAGTATGTGTGGCGTATGCGTGCAGAGATGCAGTCAATCTTCTGCAACACAGTGTCTACATCTCAGCGCGTAGGTGTGTTCGTTACCAACACTAACTTCGGCAAGATGTTGGCTGAGCACAAAATCTTTTTCGGCACTAAGTAATCAACCAACCAAAGGAAAGCAAACCATGAATACAAACACCACCCCTCGTTACAACATCGACACATGCGCGATGCTTGTTGAATTCAACGCGTCCGTATGGACAGCACGTAAGCTGGACAAGACAACAACCGATGAGGTTGTAGCAACCAAGCATGCCGCCGCTAGAGATGCGGCGCGTGTCAACGTGCACCTGCTTGCAGGTCGCACAGAGTTGGAAGTTATCCAACAAGCTGTTGGTCGTGCGCGTCAGTATGTTTACGACAAGACATCGCCTTGGTCTGACTCCGGCTTGCGCTTGTTGCCGAACATATCGTTCATGGCATTCACTGAGAAGCTCGATGACTTCGAGCATGAGTTCACTGCGTTGGTCAAGTCGTTCGTGACAATCTATCCCACGCTGATTACTGCTCAGGCTATGGCTTTAGGTGACATGTTCAAGAGAGATGCCTACCCCACCGCGAATGAGATCATGACTAAGTTTTCGTTCCGCGTTAACTACATGCCCGTACCCACAGCGGGTGACTTCCGCGTAGACGTAGGCAATGCCGCACAGGCTGAGCTGAAAGCTAAGCTGGACAAGCTGACCCAAGAACGTATCGACAACGCCATGTCAGATGTGCGTGAACGACTGAGTGCTCACCTGAAGCGCATGTCCGACAGGCTGACTACTGACTATGTGCAGGGTGAAGCTAAGCCTCGACGTTTCCACGATACGTTGGTAGAAGGTGCGCTTGAGTTGTGTGACTTGACTAAGGCACTCAACATTGTGAACGACCCCGCGTTGGAGACAGCGCGGCGTGACCTCGAACAAGTACTGGTTGGTGTAACACCGACTGAGTTACGTAGGAACGAGGCTGTGCGTCAAGATGTCAAGAAGAACGTCGATGCAATCTTAAGTAAATTCAGTTTCTAAGAAGAGGGAACACTCATGCCTGACATAAAGACGGCGCTGACCACGGCGCTTTCAACGTGGGAACAAGACGATAAACGAATTCAACAGGAGAAGCAAGTGCCAAAAAATATATTCACCCCAACCAACAACGTGTCACGCGAGACGTTCAACTACGTCAAGAACAACCCTTTTCGTAGCAGCGGTGAGATACGTGCCGCACTGACAGCGCGAGGGTTCAACGCAGGGTCAGTGGGTTCCCTCATCACGCAGTTCTTAAAGCAAGGGCAAGTATCGAAAGATGCCAATGGTAGATACAACACTATCGTGCCTGAGTACACACCACTGAAAGCAACCAAGCATTTTCGGGCAGAGGGTAAGCGTGTCAACAAAATTGTGAACAAGCCCAAGGCGGTGGTAAAGGGGCAAGGCATTGCCGCGCTGACACCTCAAAGTACAACAACTCCGTGGGACGTAGACACAGTGCTCGACACCATGAGTATTGTGCAGGCACGCACCCTGTACGATGCCCTCAAGAAAATCTTTGGAGGTTGATATGTGGGATGTACTAATAACTGTGGTACTGATGGGTTTCGGTGCAGTCGCGCTGATTACTATCTGCGCCCTGATTGGATGGGCGATATTCTGGATGCAGAACGGAGGCGGAGATGACTAAATACCGCATCACATACAGCGATGGTTGCTTTGCCGACTGGGATGCCATGCAGAAAGACCTTGCATGGGGGTACAGGTGGGGCATCTTTTTGTACGCAGTCCGTTTAAACATTGGCGCATGGAGAGCAGGACATAAGTCATTTAAGTATTGGCTGTACGTCCTACGCAGGAAGCCGAAGATCACAAGGGAGAAAGCATGACTGAATTCAACAGACCAACACCAGAGACATTGCCTGAGAAACCACAATTTGAAGCCATAACAACAAGGCTAGACAGAATTGGCGCTGAATCTGGTATTAAAGAAATGACAAATGAGCTATATCTTTATGGTGTAAATGTCAGGGAGGATTTGGGTAAGGAGTTTAATTACCTTTTTCACCTTACAAGAAACGACACCATTGAAGAAGTGGCGCTGCACGTTGAGAAGCTCAAGGGCTTTGGTAACGATACCACCAGTTCACTGGCTATCTACATCAGGGAGATGAAGAAATGAGAGATGACATCATAGACAGCTTCAAAATCACGGGCTTTGTAATTCTTGCAGCATTAGTTGCGCTTGGTTCTATGCTTGGTTTTATTTGGGTATTGCAGTCAACATTTGGCCCAAGCGATGAACAGAGGATCGAGATGCGTGTGCCGCGACTCTTGTCCGAATCGGATGGTTGCAGGGTTTACAAGTTTGTGGATGATGGGACGCACTACTTTACACGTTGCGGCGAACAGGTAAACACTGTGCGTCACTACACAGAATCTTGTGGCAAAAACTGCATACGCAATCGCACCGAAGAAATAACAACGGAAGGTAACAAATGAACATTGATGAACACAAGTTTTTACTTGAAGTAGAACACCGTGCAAAAGACCCAGAGACAGCAAGAGCCATCATTAACTTTGCCATCAATGGTATGCACAACAAGGCGGTGGAAAACCGTGAACACGCTGTTGACATGGAAGTCGTGGCAAACATGGCAATGAACACACGCTTGTTCAAAGGCAACGAACGGTTCATAGCTGACAAGTTGGAGAAATGGAAACACAGGAACGGACTTAAGTGGGACGACCACATCAAAACACTACGGGAGAAAGCAAAATGAACATGACTGATGAAGAAATTATTGCAGCAGCAGAAGCTACTGGCTTGAAGTTGTTCGGGCTTGGTATGGACAAAGCCAAGTTTGAATTTTGCATACTGGCATTTGCCAACCTTGTAGCCGCCAAAGAACGTGAAGCCTGTGCAAAAGTGTGTCAAGAGGCACAAGAGTATTGGGGTTGGGACAAGGTTGTTGATGCCGCAAAACTTATCAGAGCCAGAGGTGAAGCATGAACAAACGGATTAAACAACTTTCGGAACAAGCTGAAAAATATGCTGATGAAAACTTTAGAGGTGAACCCACTTGGTCTGAAGCATTTGAGTCAAAATTTGCCGAGTTGATTATTGTGGAATGTGCAACCTTGGTTGATGCCGCATTTGACATAGACGAACATAGCGGCGAAGTTGTTTCTTATGCAGATGGTGGTCAGTTGAAAGAACATTTTGGAATTGAATCATGAAAGAAGCAGAGCAAATAATGAAACGGTGTCAGGTTGGCACACGCAATTACGAAGAAGCAAACAATCTTCATGCCGCTTGCTACGGAATTATTGGCAAGCTGTTGGCGCAGACAAAGCAAGAACGTGAGTTGTGGCAAAAGCAATTAACCAGCGCACAGCGCAACGAGCTTAAACAAATTGAAGACGGCACATGGGAGGCAGACAGAAATGGATAACACTACTGAAGCATTGAAGCTGGCGCTTCCATTGCTGGAAGATTGCGTAAATAGCTATCGCTTGAAATATGAGCGCCCCGCTTTTGACAAAGCCATAACCGCCATCAAAAAAGCCTTGGCAAAAGAGCAAGAGCCTTGGTGCATGAAGATGAACGGCTGCAAAACGAAGTGCGAAGACTGCCCCGATGAGCCGCTAGATATTTGCTGTCAGCAATACGATACTTGTTTAAAGCCTTGTACACCAAGGGCTGTGCATCTTGCACAGCGCACAGAGCAAGAGCCTGTGGCGTGGCGCACGTTTGATGGTGAAGGTGGATATGACTACCAGACTTACGAAAACAACGAAAGCTATGCGGATGACTGGAATAAAAGAAATCCAAATCACAAAGGTTGGGTTGAACCCCTCTACACCCACCCACCACAGCGCACAGAGCAAGAGCCTGTGGCGTGGATGACAATCAACGAGTATGGGGAGGAGGATGACATCCACTACGAAAACCCAGAAGGGCATTTGCTTGATGGCTGGACTTACAAACCGCTTTACACCACGCCGCAACCAGTGCAGGAGGAGTCGCTTGAACCCTTTGAATACTGGAATGCGGTTGAAGGCTGGGTGAAGATTGACGAGGTTCGTAAGCATTTTGGTTCAGTTGGGTGCGGCACGATTTACAAGACTGCGGGTGAAGACCGCGTACCCCTCTACACCGCCCCATCACAGCGCACATGGGTAGGGCTGACGGGGGAGGAGGCTATGGACGTAACACGCAAAGAAGGGCATGAGTTGCTTGATTTTATTTATGAATACGGTACAGGCTCAGAAGGAGTTGAAGAACGCATTGTTGCTATTTGCAAAGCCATTGAATC